TTTTTTTTTTTTTTTTTTTTTTTTTTTTTTTTTTTACAAGCATTAAAAATATATTAAAACACACTTGATTTTATAGGTTCTAGCTTATACATTATTTAGGTTTTACTAGCAACCGCACACACTTAGCACGCATTATTACGCCAATTTTCCTTGGCTCCACAACCGAACATACCACCGGTAACAGACGCATCATTACTCGCGTATCGGCTATTTCTGTCAGCTCTAGCCAGAGCATTCTTCTTATGGGTGTTGAAGGCAATGTACTCATCCGATGTAGGTCGTCTGATCAAACCGTCCGCGGGCTGAATAGAAGCGGGACACTCCACGAAATCAAAGAAATCGAATGCAGCAAATTTGACATCATTGTTGAAACCCTTCTCCGCCCAATTAGTTGGGGGCATGTTATTTACATGCATATAGTTCCAAATGATAGGAGCAAAACTCCTGCAAACTTGCCTCAGGGTACACTGTTCCCTTATGACACCAAAGATTGCATCTCTAGTGATGGAACCTTCAGGGTAATTGATAGAACCTTGGGGATTAGTATACCTGGACGCACCGACTGCCGTGCAGTACATAGCCACATCCCAGAATGTCCTGGCCATATGCTCCGGTGGAACGCCCAGCTCTTTCAGTTTGGCACTTATTTTAGCCAGATTTTCAGCAGTTGCCACTTGATTGGCTTCAGGGTTCCAACCCAGCTTTTGAAGATCATCGAGCGTGGGTCGAGTAAAGATGTTTGAACCATCAAGCTTCATTTTGTCAGACACCTTCAGCCTTTTTCTGTCCGCCTCCCAACCTCCATTAACTATGGATGAGCCTGCAATACTTTTTGCAGTTAGGTCCTGCAGGGCCTGAAAACGCTCCAATAGAGATTTCTGCAACCCCTCAGCATCCCGAATAAACTCTTTCTCGCTCCCCAGCTTCGAACTTTGCTGCTCAAGCTGTTGTTTCAACCTAGCCTCAACACGAGCCTTCTCTTCAGCAGCTTTCTGTTGCTCCGCCATCTTTATCAAATTCTTCTTCTGCAAACTTAAAGATTCTCAAATAGCTTGCACTTTCAAGGTTTTCGCGTATTCAATGAATTCACTCGAAAAATCACAACCAAGTATTTTAACACTCTCACCAGTAAGGATAATGGTACAACTATTTTGGGTATTTTTAAGATAAAATTCAATAACATGCAAACTAAGTAGTACTACACAGCAGGAAATCAAACCAACAATTATTTGTGACAGTTGCATCCCTTGTTTGTTCTCAAGGATGAGGCGTGAATCAGACCAATGATCAGCAGAACCAGAGCTAAAGCCTGTATGTTGTTTGGGCCCTTGAACCAATTGTTCGAGACTCTCGCAGGGGAGTGGTACTGTATGGTTTTTGTTCCGTCCTTATAAAAACCTCCGTGCGGCAATGAGTGAATATTGTCTCCAACGTGAGGCAATTGGTTGGACCTCAAAGTGAATATAATAATCGCAATGCCCGCTCCAATTGCTAAAGCAAGGAATGATCTTGAATTATCAGGAGGTGCTATCAATGGCATTTGAACAATTGTGAAACCCCTCTGGCTCCGGTGTTATAATTAAGAGTTTCTCTGTAGCCCTAGTACAGCAGATGTAAAATTCAGCTCTGTGAACCCCTATAGCAGACTTGCCAGATATAACTAGAGAGACGGTTGGGAATTCCAGACCAATAATGTCCGCAGGACTCTTATGGTTGATCTGATTGTAATCGAGGAACTCGCAGACTTCGGATTCGAAACAGGTCACAACACCCTCTGGTTCAGATCCGAGTAGGGTTCTGACTTCTAGTACGCCCTCACGCTCACTCGTGATCTCGAAATCCAGCTCTTGCAAGAGTTTGACGATGGGTAGAGGGACTCGATGGGAAGAACACTTCGAGAATACGCTCTCAAAAGCAGCAGAACTCTTTAGCATTAACTGAGCGATGTCGCCAAAAATGGCAAAAGGTTTGAGCTTTTCCCAATCACCTCTCTGGAATTCGTCTATCAGAATAAACTTGCTAGGATCAGGTTTGGACTCCTCAGAGATTCCTTTGATAAAACGGCCAGAACAGTTATGATGGTCCGCTACCCCAAAAGTCCAGGCCTCAAACCTCGAATCCTGACGCAACAAACGCCTAATACTTGAAGTTTTACCAGCGCCGGGAACAGCTAAAACTACTATAGGCAAATCAAACACAATTTTATTTCTCCTAAAACCACACTCTAACAAATTGTTTATGAACACATCCATCTAATCAAACTATATTAGCGATAATCTAAGCTTAATGCAAACTTTCCATCAGAGATTTGGCGTTCAAGAACACAGTCTTAACATCGCTCCGTAGTAAGTGACTTCTTTTGATAATGACCCTCACACAATTGTAAAAAGCATCAGTTTCCTCCTCATTCATAGCATTAACTGCTTGCTCCCCGCGCTTGTAAGCGTAAGACAATTCAATGGCATAATTATCAATGCAATTATGCAAGTTCTTCTTTTCCCTGGCAATACAGATTCTCTCATACACCAATTGAGGCTTCTTGAAAATACCGAATGGTAGCAAAGACCAACCACAAAAAGTGGGGTTCTTTGTGAACTGCACTTTGGCTTTCAACTTCAACTTGGACAAGAAATCTTCAAATTTGTCACTAACTTTCAAATGTTTTGAAGCACACATATCATCCCCCGCGAAACAGATGAATTCATCACCTCTGGTATCATATCGCAAGAAGGTGAAGAGGGCATTGGCCATGGTGTTAAACAAGAATGTGCTTGCCTCTCCCGAAAACCGCATAATAGCAAATGACCCCAACTTTGAGCCCAAATGGGTCTTGATGTACCTGTAATCAGCAATTAAATCCCTAGGCAAGCCCAAATGTTCCATTAGGGTTAATTCAAAGGCCATGATCCAGTGATCTTGGGAAGCATCGAAAGCCTCATAGTCCGACTCAGTACAGACTCCAGTGAAATTACCTCTGATAACCCAATCATCCAACTCTTCTAATCTCTTCCCTGAGTGGATGTAGTAGTTTGTCTTCAGCAAAGCCTCACCTAGCAGCTTTTCAATATAGCGCATGTAAGGGGCAAATCTACACAAAACCGAATGTTGAAAGCATACGATAGATTGTGCAGCTTTAGCACACCTGAACCTGTTGTCGAACTTGGTACAGATTTGACTTTTGGAAAACACCAAACCAACATCTGCCAACCAATCCCTACAAGATCTGCCAGCATGATTCTCTATTGTGGCCGCACTTTTGCTTCGTTTCTTTTCTTCAAAGTCTTGCACGGCTTCAGCCATCAAATCCGGTCTATGGCTTGCACGTAATGGTATTTTCTTCAAAAATTCATCCAGCAAGAATTTCCCATACGGCAATGCTTCATTGAGCTTTGCTTCCTCGATATGAGGCTTGGAAAATCTTAACCTTTTCTTCACTGCCATCAGAAAGGTTAAATTATCTGAAGCTCTGTGCCTTGGGTAAATTGCTTCAAACCTCTCAGCCGCATTAGTCAACCGCTCACCGCAACCGCGATCATGGTCATCAGTGAATTGCTCAGTGACCATGTCCCGAAAACGATACTCCCTAGCATCCTTCTCCAGTAGTAGGTGTAACCATCTACTCCTTACGCCCTCCATTTCACAACGAGGGAGGTGAGTTTTGAACCACTGGTCTTGCTCCATGAACTCATTGATAAGGGCCACCTCTACATCTTCAGTTTGCCCCAGGAATAACTCACCCTTCAGCCAAGGATCACCACCCAACTTTTCTTCAACCAACCCTTGATCCTTGCCAATCTTACCGATAAAGGTCTGCTTAAATTTTGGATTCCCAGGAAGTATTTCCTTTAGCTTATCTGTGCTACTAGATCCTTTCAGGAAGTCCGCTAACACGGAATTTGATTTTCGCAAAACCAAATTCTCTAGGGTATCTCCCGTTAAGTTCAAGATAGCAAGATTTTGTCTGAATCTTGATAGGGCAGTAACCCATCTTTTTTCATTGACTTTGAGGGAATCAGCACTCAGAATGATTAGACCCCTATCAAACGTCAACCCCGTGGATTCCCCAAAGGTTAGGACCTTGCAATCCTGCCCATAGTAAGCCCTGACGAGTTTCTTCTCTGTAAATCCAGCAACGAGCACAACTGCTCTATATTCAGGCGCAATTTTGAGGAATTCACTCACCCCTTCATAAATTAAATAAGGCTCATCAATTTCCAGACTTTGCTGCATGAAGGCACAAGGTAAACGCCTCAAAAAATTCCGGTTTTGGAACCTGTAAGAACCAATAGTGTAATCATAATCAACACCCTGCAAAGCTCTTTCCAAATCCGAACCCAAATAACACAGAATATTCCTATCCTTCTCATTATCATAATCACTCTGAGCAGGATCGCCAAGAGCCACTAATTCGCACTTTCCATTCAACTGATAAGTCACACAATCCAAATACCCTGGGGGGAAGAGTTGAATTTCATCCATAACAACACAATCTTCAGCCTTCAGACTCTGTATTTTGAGTAGAAATACCTCGAAGGTGTGCACGAACCAATTCTTACTCTTTAACTTACCACTTTTTCCCATCCTACCACTTTCGTAACCAAGGGCCTTAGCCATGTTCACCCTAATTTCCTCTGCCAGAACTTTCCTGGGGGAGACAAAATGCACCCGCTTCCCTTCATTGGCCTTGAGAAACTTAATGAACAAGGTACTTTTACCTGCTCCAAAAGTACCAAGGATAACGGTCACGTTCCTACTCACAGATCCTGGACCTGGATTCTGTATCAACGGTTGATCATTGTAAAGTTTTGAGGAAATCACTCCCGTCAATCCGGAATGCAAACTTTCACAGAGAATGTCAGCTCTATCCTTCTTGGCTTCATACAGCAATTCAGTCCCCGCGGCCTTCAGTGCCGCAAGAGAGTTCCTTTCTACCCCTAGTCCTTCAACCTCACCAAATCGCTCCAAGCCGATTATCTTGTTTTTATCCACATGAACCAGGTGACTTCCATAGTTCTGGAAGAAGCGCTCAAGAGCCCCCTTGGGGTTGAGGATAATCACATCCCCTTCATTGTCAATCACGGCCCGTATACCGAAGAGCGTCATGAAAGGTTCAATCAGAAACACCTCCAAACCCTCCCCTGACTCTACCAAATCTAAGAGGTTACGGTTCTCAGCTTTAGTGAGACACCTGTGGATATCTTGCAAAGTCTTCCCTAGAGATTCAGCAATTGCCCTGAGCACACAAACCTCCTTAGGGATTACTGGGCTATAATGCTCCCCGATCAACTGCATACGTGCACATTGCCTCAAATCAGTCTTTGGCGTGAAGACCCACACTATGGAGCTATTCAGGTCAATAATTTCAATCTGCACACTATGCAACCTAGCAGCAGCCACAATACTTTCAAACTCACAATATGCATAACCACTCATTTGCGTCTTTAGCGGCTCGAGATTCCAATCCACTTCCTCTAAACGTGCTGCACTTATCTCCTTTAGAGCTTTACCCTCCAAGCCAAAGTAGTAACCTAAGGAGTGCCAGAAACAATTCCCATCACCGGGCACCTCTATTACATCTAGGAATTGTGTGTCCACGTCCTTGCCTTGCTTAATTTCCACATCATGGAGTGTGATTATTTCCACACTCTGTTCGCTCTCAGATTGATCACACAAAGATTCAACCTCGCATTCACGCTCCAGGTACTCCCTGCACTGCTTCAACTGCCTAAATGTGTAACTGATTCTTCCATGGGTGCAGTTGCTCACAGCGTGCTTATGGCCGTTCTGGCATCCCTCAGGCATAATCAAATAAGCATCTGCCCCAAAGTTAAATGTGAAGCCCCCACGGCTGCACCTGACCGAAAAATTCGCACTACCTCCAGTGGTCATGGTTAGTATTTTCCCATCCTTTGGAAAGATTGCCTCATCATCTGCGTGGAACCCTATTTGTGACCCACCAGAATAAATCTGGACAAGAACGCAATCGTACTCTTCAGGGTCAAAGCCATTACACTCTAGCAACATATCCATCCACGCCGGCCATTCAATAGCTTCATGTGCACCACCATTGTACTTGTATTCCACTTGACATTTACTGAAAAAGGTCGCACTTCTGTTGCCCAAATCATCGAGGAAATTAACCCTTGCTTGATCAACCAGTATAGTCTTCCCACACTCAAAACTCATGCCACAATCACAATTCAAGTGGGAGACCTCCCTATCAAAAGTTTTGGTGGTCTTAATCTCCTCTACCACCTCCTCAATTTCCTCAGTTTGCTCTTCTTCTTCCTTTACGGCCAGATCCAGATAAGTGAGCATTTTCCTGTCCAGAATTTGCTCTTCTTCTTCTTCCTGCAACTCCGATAGAGCACGCATAATGTAGGCATCAAGATCCTCAGCTTGCAAACCGCTCAGTACATATCTAGCCACCAAATTACCCTCAGCCCTTTCCACTAACAGGGTATAAAAACTGTAGGGATTCAACTCCATGAGTGCATTATAAGAGTAGCTGCGTTTTAACATATCTATGATACTCCTACGTAAAGTTCCACTATTTACAACGAACAATTCAGCACAATAGAAATCAGAATAGGGACTACTCTTCCGGTCAGACTTGTTGATTGGCCCAAAAAGCTCAATTAGACCGTTCACAACAGCAGCTATTCCACCAGTCCTATAAATAAAACTATCTAATCTATTTGTAAGAGATTCACTACCATACTCCTGCAATCTGACTCGAAAGGTCAGAGGGGCGAGGTTACTCTCAAAATCCTCCAAAGCGACCTTCAGAATTGTGTCAAATTTTCCGTAGAAAATCTTTGGGAGGAGTTTCAAAAAATCCGCTTTGATCCTAGCCCAATTATCTCTCAGTATCAAACTGTTCAGACCCCTCTTGCTGATATGCAAAGCAGCGTACTCCCTCACAAATTTGATCTCAAATGCACTGGGCTCTTGCACTATCTGCCCCAATTTCGCAATTGCAGATTGCACATCTGGTTTATTAAGGGTCATTAAATACCTCTCTATTTTGGATATTGTGGTGTAGGAAATTGGCAAGCACTGAATATCACCCTCCATGAGATCTGCAATACCTTTTGTGCCCACAGCCTCGAAGTTAGAGAATGTTCTAGTCTTTGGAACTATCGCATCACCCCGGGTGATAGCTATCAAATGATGGCTGAATTTCGAACACAATATATCCACACAGTAAGTGGTGCCATCATCAAGAATGATCTTCGCCAGATTAAGTAAATCGGCACAATCAGCCCTCTGGGAATAACCTTCAGTAGTTACCCCATCAGGGAAAAAGAACATTTCTCCATCTTCAATGTTGAACGTGTAACACCACTTGTTCATCGATTCTGTTGCTCCAATAAGCAATTCAGGCGGTATGACCACAGTCGCAAGCATTTTGATGGGATTGCATGCTGTAAGAAATAAGCGCAAATCAGCCCTACTCCAGTAGTGCAACTCATCATGCAGAAACAGGTGCAAACCCTGCTTGCTTGAAAATTGAGGTATCAAATCCACCAGGTTTGGAGGTAACCGACCATATTTGGATTTG